AAATCTTTGAAAGCAAATTTACCTGACATAAGACCATCAACCAAAGTATCTTCAAATTTCTTCATGCTTTTAACAATTGAGTTTTCAACAGCCTTGCCTGTATCTTCTAATTCTTGCTTAAATTTACCTAATGGAGAAAGTAAATTTGTAAATGCTTGTGTACCTGTATTTGCCGCTTGTTCTGTGCCATTTGTTAAAGTATTCATGGCTTCAACAGAACTGCCAATCATATTTCTGTATTCACCAACTTTAGTCATGACTCCTGTAAAGCCTTCGATAGTTCTTTGTTCAAATTCATTTTGCCTATCTAGTAGGGAATTTATAGCTTCTTCGTTTCTGCCAAAAAAGTTAGTTATTTGTAACAAACTTTCCTGTAAAGAAGTAACCATTCTTGAGCCACCAAGAACCAATTCTTGCATGGCTAATAGAGCTGTTTGTACTCCATCAATTATGTTTGTTGCTAATGCTTGACTGAATTTTTGAATACCGCCTTCTCCTTCAGCAAAGGTTTTAAACATTGTAGTAAATTGATTTACAAAAGTTTGAAGTATCGGAAGAAATGCCGCAAAGACATTATCTTTCAAACTGTTTAATTGTCTGCTTAAAATATTAGAAGTATCGTTAAATCTTTCTACAGCATCTACAGCTTCAGTAGAAATGCCAATACCTAATTCAAGCATTTTATCTTTTAATCCAGCAACCGCATCACCGCCTTGATTTAAGATTGCAAATAGTTGCTGTCCTGAACGACCAAATAAATTAGTTAGTGCAGAATTTTTTTCTGCGGAAGAACCTAAAGCGGCTATGCCATCTGCTGTTTCAAGTAATAATTGTTCTGTACCTTTTAGATTTCCTGAACTATCTCTAATAGAAACACCCAAATCTTTAAATAAATCTGCTTGTGTTTTTAGACCTCGACCAGCTTCACCAATATTTTTACTAAATTTAAGTAATGCTTTATTAGCACCTTCTGACGAACTTCCAGCTTCTTCTGCGGCAATTTGAAAGGCTTGTAAAAATTCTACAGATACGCCCAATTGATCTGACGTTTTTCCAAGCGTATCTATATAGGCAAATGATTGTTTTCCCAAAGCGGCTAATGCAAAGCCAACACCACCAATGGCGGCAGTTAAGCCACCAAAAACTTTTAGTGCTTTGCCAACACCGCTTTTTATTTTATTTAAACTTTGTGAAACCTGATTAAAAACAGCTTTGGTTTTATTAACCGCAGAAATGACAATATTTAATTTACCTAAGTTACCCATTGTTTTCCATTTTACTATTCATTTCTTCTAAATATGCCAACCAATAAATAAACTCATCTACTGTCATGCTCTTTTGCAATTGTTCAACTGTCATGCCGAGCCTGTCCGCAAGAGCAAACATAGCAAATAGATCAGAATCGGCTTTTACTTTTCCTGTGCTATTTCAGATGTAACGCTACCTAAAATCTGAGTTGCAACATTAGACAAAACTTCCACATCAGCTTTATTCATAAGGCTATCCTTATCAGCTAATGTGAAAAGTTTGTTGCCATCTGCATCAAGACTTTTGGTAATAATGGCATAAACCATTACTTCTAAATCACCACCATTTGCCATTTTGTAGAGTTTTTTAGACTCTTGTAATGTTAATGGTTTTGTAAAAATTTCTAAAGGTTGATCTTCTGTTCCCCATTCTTTGACTTCAATTTTTTTTATTTCTTGAGAATCAAAGTGAGCAACGACATTATCAATCGCTTTAGTCATTATGAGTAAGTACCAATAGTCAATGCACCTGTTCCTTGAAATGCAATAGTCATTTCAACAAGTCCATCATGAGCCGCAGTTCTAGTAATATCAGTTACGATAGCTGTGCCTGACAATTTGTATGCACCACTTGCTGTTCCTTCAGGTGCTAAATTCAAAGTGAATGAAGAACCTATAGTTAAAGAAACTTGACCTGAAGTATCAGTATCATCAAAAAATACATCTACTGAACCTGAAAATTCAGTAAGAGTAGCTTCAAATGTTTTTGCTGAGTCACCCATAGCAGTAGATTCTGTAGTATCTCCTGTTTGAGTGATACTGTAAGACCTAACTTCTGCTAAAGCATTACTGCCTGTTTGTACTACACCAGCTTTACCTGTAAATGTTGCCATTATTAATCCTCTTTAGATTTTGTTTTAATTTTAGACTCTCCTTCAAGAGTCCACCCATTTGCTTTTAGATTTTCAACTTCTGAATCAAAAACAGTAATTTTGCTTTTGCCATCAGGAGAAACCATTACATTTTTATCCATAATAAAAACCTCTATAAAGCGACATCTGCTGTCACTTCTGTAGTTTGATAACCTATATTATATACCATAGTCATAACAGCAATAGGTTGTTCACCTTCGCCATTATAATTTATTTCGGTTGAATCTAGGAAAGAATCTCTAGCTAAATTGTTATGAGTTACATCAGCACCCATAGCCGCTTCAACTTCTTTAGCAATTGTGTCAATTGTATCGTCATAATTGCTATTTGCTTTTACATACGCTTCAACTACTAGAGATAGATTCCTTTGCATTGTTCTACTTGAACCCATTTCTAGTAATTCTGAATCTTCAGATTTTGTATAAATAATTATTGCTGGTAACTTAGAATCCTCTAAATTATAAACTCTGCTTTGAAAAACATTTGATCCTGTAGTAGTCAAACCTGTTAAGGTTGTACCTACTCTTTCTCTTATTTGTTGTCTGATGTGATTAGCCATTATTGTTCTTGTAATATCAAAGCTGTAATGCCTGTGTTATCAGGTTGCACATTTACAACAGAATAAGTTTTTGCACCTTTTAGAGTATTACCATCTAAATCAGTTTGTGCTGAAAAAGCCAAAGTATCGCCATGACTTGCAGAAGATACATCTTTGGTTTTGCAATATGCGACAGGTGTACTGCCTTCAACTCCTACAGTTAAACCATCTACTGATAAATATTCATCTTCAAGGATAACCTTGATAGTTGATCCTGAACCGCCTGATGGAGTATATGTAGCAGACACACCATGTCCATAAGAATCATCAAAGTAGCCATCAAAATCAGCATCAAATTCTAAAGCCATTTACTTTCCCTTTCTCCTTTTGACTTTAACTTCTGATTTTTCCAAGCCTACACTTCTATCTTTTTTTTCAGATACTTTGCCATCGGATGCTTCCGCTTTGCCATAACTAATTAAAGTATTAGCAGTATCGTTATCTATTTCGACAACATCACCAGCAGAAACTTTTTTACCATCGGCAACTGTATCTCTAAGAATTAAAACTTTCATTTTACTTTCCTTGTTTTTTGAAAGGGCAGTAGAGAAAACCCCTACTGCCTTTTCAGTTGTTAATACCATCTATTAACTTGCGTTACAGAATGAAACTGCGTGTCTTACAGCTATATCTACAGATTGGAGTGCCACAATTCTGACAGTTCCAGAAGTAGAATTCGTAAACGGATCTACAGTTATATCCAAACCGCCAAAGAACCCAATTAATAGGTCATTGAAGTTACCGAACACATAGTTGTTAGCAGTCAATTGATTAGAAACTACTACAGGATAACCATTTACTTGCCCATTTTCTGCAACAAATAAACCACTACCTGAATCTTTAGCAGTTGTTTTCAAAGTACCAAAGTTAGTAGGATTAATAATATAAGCTAAATCGCCTACTAAAGCATTATCAACAGCTACAGCAGTTTCAATAGAAACCATTTCTGCGAAAGTTGGTGCAGCAGCACTACTTAGAGAAACAGTATTGATACCTGAAGTATTAGTGATACCTGTTGGATTTCCGCTTGAACCACTACCTTCTAAAGCACCATCATCAATTGCAATTGCCATTGATTTAGCTAAATCATCACGAATTAAGTTTTCAACATCTAAAGATGATTGAAGCATTAATTGACGAGTAACGTCTGTGTGTACGCCAACAGTTTTTGGAGTCATAGTAACAGAACCTATTACCATTTCAGATTCACCTGAAGCACCACCTTCTGAACTAATAAAAGCGGCAGAAGCGGCAGATGTTTTCTTAGGAATCTTAACATCACCTGTTAAGCCATTTAGATTAGTAGCTAATGGCATTACAGCAGAAGCGTTTCTGAGTACGTCAATGAAACTTTCAGGTCTAAAGTCTTGTCCAATAAGACCAGCATCATCTGATGCGTTCAAATCCCTAGTGTTCCAATTAGCCATAACTTCAGGTGGTAACATAATACCTTGTGCAGTTCTGCCATAGTGTTTTGATGCTTGTTCTGAACATTCAAATTCAAACTCTGCATCTCTTTGCGCTTTTCTATCAGAAGGGTTTGCTAAAGCATTGATTGCCTTCATAAGTGAAAATTTACGCACCTCTTTTTTTGTCATGCCAATATCAGCAGTTTCTAAAGGTTTATCAGTCGCTATTTGGTCTAATAAAATACCTCTAAATTCTTCTACTGAGTTGCCATCTTGAATCGCCTTGTCAGCTAAATCCCTTCTGTTGTGTCTAACAGCTAAATCCATAATTTCTTTTGAATTTCTTACAAATTCAGCTTTAGCTTCAGCAACAGATTGTTCTCTAACTTCATCAAGGTTTATTTCATTTTTAACTTCTTCAGTCATTGTTTTTACCTTTATTAAAGATTGTTTATCTTCAGAACGACCTACTCCTACAGCTTGAGATTGATCTGCTGGTACAGAAACAACCGATACCTCCAAAGGTGTCGTTTGTACTCTGAACATAGGCTTATCGTCTTTGTTCCCTCTCATTCGTTCCATGCCATTTATTTTATAGCCAACGCTGATATTTTGACGAATACCATCTTTGACATCTTGAAATATTTCTTCTGCAAGTTCACCTCGACCAAAGCGAACTATTGCCTTTGCACTTTTTTCAGCAGAATCAATTTCGTATCTTTCGACCACACCAATCTGTTTAGTCATGTCGTGATCTAAGAGTAAAGGACTTCTGCCACTACCAATAAAGCTAGTGTCAATATCCTCTTCAGAATGTGAGATTATCTCCATGCCAAAATCTCTTTCAACAGGTTCTTCGGAACTAACTCCGATTCTCACTCTTCTGTTTTCTTCATCGATATAAGATGCTCTTGAAAGGTCTAAAGTTCGATAGACAATATCTGACTTATCTAGTCTTTCTTCTTCATCTTTATCTTCTTCATCATGGTATGGTCGAGATTCCATCATTTCTTTGTCATCATCTTCCATACTTTCCATCATATCCCCATGTTTCGCAAACGATATAACGTAAGTATCGTCTGTTTCTTCAACATTGAGAATATGTCTATCTTCTTTATATTCCATAGATTTATCCTCTTTGTTTTTGGTTGATAAAGGATGCCCTTCAGGGAGTAAGTCTTGATCGTGCTTACCACCCTGAAATCTTCCATTTCGCAAAGCGAAAAGAAAACTGTTCACTCGTGCATACGCCCATTGTTCAGCAGAACCAACATTTGGTCTGACCGATGCTGGATTAGTTTTGTATGCACCTATACCTCTTTCAAATACTGCAAGAAGTGTTCTGTAAGTTGTTCTTTTAGTAGTTGCATTTCCTACTTCTTCATTGTGTTCTTCTACTTTTTTTCTCAAGCCTTTTTCAACAGTATCAGAAACTTGTCTGTCTTGTTGTGCTTGACTAGCTGAACCTGATTCTTTTTGTTCTACATATTTGATAGCTTCTAAAACAACATCTTTCATTTTTTGTTCGCCAAGTGTACCGATTACTCCCCATTTCATTTGAGCAATAACACCAGCAATATTCGATGGTCTACCAGCTTTATCTCCTGACTTGAACTGTTTGCCATCTTCAAAATGTCTAGCCGCCCATGCTTCTCTTTCTTTAATCCATTTAATAACACCAGCAGTTTCTTCACCATCTCTTGCTTTAGTCCATAGATTAAATGCTTCGTTACCTCTAATATTGCCACCAGCTTTATAGATGTCAGGATCATTTTCTTTTACACCAGCAATAAATCCATAATCAAACTGCGGATAATTAGAGTTTCTTAAACTGACTTTTTTATCCTCACCTTTTGTTGGAAAATCAGTCGCCATCGCCACCCTCGCCACCCTGAATGTCAGCCTCAACAGGCATCTTCATTCCAAAAGGTTGAAATGCTGTTTTAACACCATATTGCTCTGCCAACTTCTGTTCTCTTTCGTGTTGCTCAAACAACTCCTCAACATCTCTACCATAGTTTGCTTGAACATCTTGAAATGTTACTAGACCTGACTGCATACCACTTATAGAAGCCATCATTTCTTTTTGTGGATCA